GTATATGCACAGGTGAAGCGCTGTTCCATCCAACACTTTGTAATATCTTCTACGGTTAATGAAAATTCTTGGTTACGTTTTAGCGCAGCTCTTTTAGCGTTGAACAAAAAAACTTTAGCCCTGCCTTCAATCGTTGAATTTAATTTGACTCTAGAGCGATCATTTCCTTCTTTGCAACAAATTTTGCACCAACTGTGAAAACCATCATTAGTTTGAGCATGTTTGAAAAATAAGGTTGTAGGTTTCGCTTCCTTACATCTGAAGCAAGTTTTCATTTAACACCTCCAACGTCTTCTAGCGGCCTTACCTCTTGGGCCAGACCATGACCTCGATCTCGCGCAGAAACTGCGCTTCCTAGCTCTCTCTTTGGGAGTACGAGGATTTGGTGCAGGCGCTTGCAGATTAGAGCCTGTAGCCCTGTTATAAGCCTTCCTACCGGCCTCTGTCATGCCACCGCCTTCAGCAACCGATTGAAAGTGTCTTCCTTTACCTTTAGTCGTCTTTGCAATCGGGTTTGCCATACTTACCTCATCATCAATGCTTCAGCTTCTCGACGCTTAGTCAGCCCTGGTAGCACCCTGCCTGCAGCCTTATTCCACTTGCGACATTCTACTGCTGCACCTTCCCAGTCATTGGCATCAATACGTTTCTTGAAGGTCGAGATTCTGTAGTTGCCTAAGCCACAGTTATACGCCCAACTGATGACTGCAGCAATACGTCTAGGGCTTGCAGAAACGATGCTAGGGGAGAGTTTTACCAATCCGGATACGAAGTGCCTGACATGTTCCTGAAGGGCAGTCTCAGCTTGTTCTTTTGTCCAGACAGTAAATTGCCTAATATCACGACCAGTAGCACCATAACCAATAGTCCAAGGGTCGCCACCAGTAGCGGGGTCAGGATAAGCACAGCAATCCCCATTAGGAAGGCGTTTAGCATAGCCTTCAAAGGGCTTGATGAGTACGTTGATAGCAAGCTCAATCGCTTCATTCACTTCTGGTACTTTTCTATTGATCTACCAACAAAGAAAAATGACAGCACCATTGTCAACAAACCAAAGTCATCTTCATCCCAAGTCTTAACTAAAACCTCTGCCCACGGTGCATTGCTTTGAAACGCGAGTACAAGCGAAGCCGCTTTGACTGCCGCATACATACCAAAGATAGCCCAAGTAATGCCTGGACGAACCAGCGCTGAGATGCCAGCCACAAACCAACCCGCTGCTTGAGCCGTTTGACTCTGTTCTTCAAAGGCCGCTTTGATGGTGTCAAGTTGCTGAACACTGTAGTCAACATACTTTTCCTCCATCTTAAAAGTGCCGCGCATCTTCTCAAGATCGGTCTGCAACTGAAACATATTCAGCTCATGCTGGCGTTCGTTCTTTTTATCGAGGAACTTTAGAACCTCTGGAGCTAGTCGGAACAAACCACCAAAGATGCTGCCAAGCAAACCACCGGAGAGTAATTCAAACATTAATGTTCTCCGTTCTTATTGATGTCTTCTTTGGCCTTGCGTGTTTCACGCTCGATCTTATCGCCTCGAAGTTTGCGTACCGTATCAATCTTTTCATCAAGTCGAATCAAATCGTTATCGTGCATCCTAATCCGATCAATTAGCGATACAACAGACTTTTTTGCTGATGAAAGTACAGGATCGATTTCTTCAGTAGACCAACGCCAAACATAGTAAACAAGGTAGACAAGACCACCAACAGCCAAGGTCGGGAAGCCGTATTCTTCAATCAGCTTGCCGATGTTGAAGTCCATTAGTCCTTCCTATTGTCCGACTTTTCTGCACGGGCAATGCGGTCATAGTCAGGCTCTAGACCTAGCGAGTGCGTGATTTTGATGTCTATCCGCTGAAGCTGCGTGTTCATGTTATCAACCCGCTGTTCAAGCTGTGTAATGATGTTAGCGATACCGTTGATTGAGCTTGTAACGCCAGCCAAAATGTACTTAAGTGTTAGGAAAACAAAGTAACCGCCAATGCAAGCGGAAGCAATAGGCAAACCCACAGAATGAATAAACACAAAAAGGTCAAGGCTCACTTCTGCAAGATTTGATCAATGCGCGAATGCGCCTTGTCAGCAGACTCATGAATCATTTCCATTTTGGCCTTCAAATGGGCTAGGTCAGATCGAATAGCGACATAAGCACCAAAGGCTCCAGCAGCAGCGCCAATCAAGGCTTGTATGACCACTGACATCGACACTTCCATTTAAGACATCCCTTCGCCTGGTGTGATGTATAGGTTATGCGTACCCGTATCAACGATGGCAGCAAAGTAAACCGGATTGGTTCCATTGGCTTGGCCGTTGGTAATCACAATTCTACTGTTAGGGGGGACAACAAATCCATACTCACCAGTACCAGACGTTGGTATCACTGCTGTAGTGCCACTGGTTGAACCTGTTTTTACAAAGATTTCATGGTTGCCATCGTTGTAAAGCGCAAACTGGTTAGCAGGTGTGTCAGCGTAAACAGCAACATTCGCAGATGTTGTTGTTACGCTTAAAAGGTAGGTCTTGCCAGTAGCAAGAAACGCAATATTATTTGCCACCTTTACTCCCCCATTGCTGCGCAGCCGTCATGGTTCCATAGCATGGTGCGCCATTGGTGAACTTGGGCTGAAAGTTGGGGGTTACTTGCTTGGCAACGGCGGGGACTTCCTTAACCATCACCTTTTTGCTCACGATTTTCATGGTCGTCATCATGCTTTGTTTCCTTCATTAACGATGGCAAAAACACTGTGATAGCAAAGATGAGCAATGCCGCAAGACGCTCATACGTCGGCCCCCACATTGTCCAACAAGCGAGTGCAAAAGTCATTGATATTGCTAGCAATGTCAAGACTCTTGCGACTACTAACTTCAAAGAAATACGTACTACCTTCAAAAGAAGATTCGCATCCATGCTCAGCCTCATGGGTTAATTAAGGTTATCTAGTCTACCTTAACTATCGTCATCTTCATCATCATTCATAAAGCCACTCCCCCATTCAGCATCACTCGCTTTCAGGCGTATGGCTTCTAACTTCAATGCTCTGTCAATAATCTTTGACTTATCGGTTAGGCTTGCTTCAGGGTCTGCCATGACCTCAGCCAAGAGTTTGCTTATCGCAGCCTCTAGGTCAGGGTTTATACCCGTTTGCTTACGCTTCATCGAGTCATGCGGCGCTTTGGCTTGCGTTCAACTTCACGCGCTGCAGGGATGCGGCCAAGAGCACGTTGCGCTGACAACGAGCCTGCCACTTCATTGCGACCAGCCTCGGCTGCTTGCGCTTCCTGGCGCTTCATTTCTTTATTGCCTTCTTCTTTCATCATCGTGTCGTAGTTCATCGCATACCTCTCTTGGTTTTACGCGCTGTTGATAGGGCAATGGCAGCGGCTTGTTTCACGGCTGCACGTTTGCTTGCAGGACGACTGGTGCCTATCTTGCCAGTGTCTTTGAATTTACGCACCATCTCTCCAATGTTGGTCGAGATTGTCTTTTGACTGCTACCTTTCTTAAGGGGCATTTCCACCTCCAAGTAATGACCCAATTGGCTGAGCTGCAACGCCACCAGCACTTCCAGCGAGAACAGCTCTGAATACGCGAGCTGCCGCTTCAGCGCGACGGTTTGGATCAACAACACGATTGATAACCTGAACTTGTCTACGCAATTGATCAATTTCCCTAGAACTTACAAGTGCCGAACCTTCTAGGGCGGGTACAACATTGCGTTCAAAAACATCATTAAGTTTTTCTGGAGCAACTCTAGACAATGAAAGCTCTAGCGCACTCAGGAAATCTTGCTTAGTACGCCTATCATTGCCTAAATAAGATGCAAGCCTGCGAGTTTCCTCAATAGACTTCGAGCCAGTCAACATGCTTTCAATAGTCGGTGCTGGATTGTCACTTCCTAATACCTTTTGCACTGCTTGCTCAGGCGTGGCGACCGCTTCAGGCATTACAGCCTTAGCTCTTTTCTCAGCCTCGCTCATGATTGCCTTGCGTTGGCTCTCTATTTCTGCTGCACTAGCCTTGCGTTGAGCTTCGAGTTCACGAGCCAATCGTTGCGCTTCGGTTTCTCCCGCTTGCAATCTACCTGCAGCTAATTTTTCTGCACCAGCGATTGCCTGTGTTGCTTCTTTTTCTCCGGCCCTTTCTATTCTTCCTGCTTCGGTTGCTGCTTTTGTTTGAACGCCAGCCGCTTTTGTTTGTGCAGTCGCTGGTAATCCACCCATTTCTGTCCGCAGAGCACTAGCTAATTTTTGCCTTCGAGTTGCAACAGACTCTGCCGTTCCAAGACTGCTGGCAAACGTATCAATGTCTGAACGCAACTGCGGGAAGCGCTCTAACCAACTACGGTTAGCAAATGAAAAGTCTGCAATCTGCTTGCCGCTTTTTTGTTGGATTTGGTCAGCTACAAACTTTCTCGCCAATTGCTCGACTTGTTGAGCATTGCCGCCAGCAAGTGCAATAGCTTCATCAACCGTATCGCGTGTCTTAAAGATTTGCGCGGGGAGGTCTGAAGCAAAGGTTGAAAACTTACTGAAATCAAAGTCTTCACGGCCAGTAAGCGCTTTGCCAAATTTGCTTTTGAACTGACTTATAGGCTGACTATCTATCCTGTACTGATCTAATGCTTTACCAAAACCAGGCACAAATTCACGCTGGATGTTTTCAACAATTTCTTTAAGTTTGCCAGCTTGTTGTTGACCAATAGCATCAAAACCTTCAGCAGGAAGGCCGGCAGCACGATCACCAAGAAAACGACGCAGATACTCTAATGATTTAAAGCTAACCTCACGGTCTACAACGCTACCATCTTCAGCTACCGTACGTCCAGTAATAGCACTCTTAACTCGATTCAACTGATCGCGTATTTGAGGAAGATTGACGTTAGACATCTTTGTATCTGGATTGCGTAAGATGTCATTGATGAGTTCAACACCAGACCTAAACGCTGTGGTCTGCTTGATTCGTGAACCGGCTTTTTCTTTAGCTTCTGCCTCTGCAAATGCGCCACCCATGTTGGCATCTGCCGCCGCTTGACGATCAGACCGCAAGCCCTGCAAGCGAGTGTCAATAAGGTTTCTAGCTTCTGCTCCAATGTCGGCTACGTTAGCAGGCTGGCCGATTTGACCAAGACCACCTCTAGCCTGCGTAACGCGCTGTTCACCAGCTTGCCTTGCTCGGCTAGCAACCTCACGCAATCTTCCGACGCGCTGATTTGCTTCAGTAAGAATACGCTGCGCCTCTTGCTGACCTTGATTCATTAACTCATCAGCACGTTTTTGTGCGGCTTGACGTAGCAAAGGCTCTTGATTGCGAGCCTCTGTCATGATGCGATCCGCTTCGTTGCGAGCATTTAGTAATGCCAGTGCAGAACGCTCTTGCTGTGTTTTTTCAAGCCTAATCATTGCGTTTTCAAACTGGCTTTGCAGGCGACCTACTTGTTGCTCTGCCGCGCCGATAATGCTTTGCGCCGCCGAATTAGCGTCGCTTTCAGCACGTTGGAAATCCGCTTGCAGTTGCTGCTGTTTGGCAATAATGTTTTGCCTAGCTTGATCGTATATGCGAGTCTGAGCGCCTAAATCTGTAGCTTCTCTGCCGCGACGCATTTCTGTTTGCAATCGTTGCGCCGCCGCCTGTCTAGCAATTGACTCAGCGGAACCGCTAGGCATGAGTATAGAACGTGCAGCAGTTGTTGCGTCTTGTACATAGCCAGTAGGTGCCGTGCGACCTAACATGCGGCTTAAAAAACGACCAGCTTCTGGCGTTGCAATCTCGCCAACAAGTCTAGCGCCTTCTTGCGCCGTTTTACCACCACCCATTAACTCAGTGCCTTGAGCTAATGCCTCGCCACCAACACCACTTAACATACCAGCGCCGGCAGAGGCTAAACGAGCCCCCCTCATGACATTGCCAGCAGCCATTAATGGAATGCCAACAGAAGCACCCCCAGGAATTGCGGATGCAAGCATTCCAGCGCCAATAGTTAATTCCGGTGCCAACGCACCCATAACTGCCCCAGTAGTGCCTGCACCTATAAATTCACGGCCACGCTCCATTAAAGAAGGAGCCTTCGGCTTCTCTTGAGTTCCGTAGACAATATCTTTAGGAATTTCTTCACTACGCGAATCAAAGATCAAATCTTTTGGCATTTCTTCAGCCATCATTGACCCCCTGATTTTTTCTG